TGACGTGCTCTAATCATTGCAAGAATGTCGTTTGCATCACCACTAGTTTCGGCTGCTGGCGCTGCTTCTGCTACTGGTGCAGCCACTGGCGCTGCTTCTGCCGGTGCTGGTGCTGGTGCTGGTGCTTCTACTGGTGCACTTTGACTTACAGCAGTTGCTTGTGGGCTTGCCGCTACGTTAGGATCACCTGTACGTGCTTGCATACCTGCTGGTCGAAAATATTGACTCCACTTGTTTGGATCGTATGCTTCGCCGTCCACTGATGCTTCAAACATTTCTTTAATAACTTGTACTTCTACGTCAGTTGGCTGTTTAGGTAGGAAGTCTGACATGTTAAACAGGCCGTGTGTATTAATTGCATTCATTTCGACATCAGTAAGTGGACGCTCGCGACGTGCCCAGTTTGATGTTGAATAATCTGCATATCCACCTTTGCTTGTCTTGGTAAGACGGAAGTCTACGCCAGCAGTATAATCTGTTGGCAATTCTTCCATGTCAGGATCCATTAATGCCGCTTTAATAATTTGGAAAATCTGTGGTCCAATTATAAATCTACGAACTGGATTCTCGGGGGTTGTATCTTCTCCTAAAGGATTGTCAGTAACAAAACCTTGGAAGATGTAGGAACGCTTTTTCCAATACTTACGACCCATATCTTCTAATGAAGGATCCTTAAACCAAGGACGTACTTCTGAAAGAATTGGACACGTTTCGCCGTACATTTCCATACACGGAACTTGCACTTGTACTGGACGTGAATCTGTTTCACCTTTGATTCCAGCAAACGGTAATTTGATCATTAAACGTTCTTGCCAGAAAAAAGTGTTGTTAGTATCGCCATCAGGAAGGAATCGAATGGTCGATTGCTCGCCTTCTTTCATGTTCCAAAACGGGTAAATTGCGTTGTCGCCGCCGCCTGAAGTGCGGTTGCCTGAACTGTTTGCTTCTTGTTCTTTGAGCTTCGCTCGAATTTCTGCTAATGATGCCATAGTGCCTTTTCTCCTATAATGTATGCCTATGTTAGAGCAATATTATTACTGCTCTAGGTGCCTAATTTGTGTAGCACAGTTATTAGTATAACATCGCTACAATAGTTGTCAAGTCTTTTTTTAAAGAAAAAACATAAAAACTTATAAGTGGGTTAGCAGATTATAAACCTGCTAACTCTCTCATTCTTAAATATTCGGTGTCTTGTTCTGCCTCTTTATACCCATACATTTCTGCTACTTTATTGTTTATCATTTCAATAAACTGCTTTGCAGGAGAGATATACTGCTCACCGTAATCTTTTTCTATCATAGTAAGTATTGCTGTTTCACCTTTTGGAAACTGTCCGGTCTCTCTATCAAAGTAAGATAGAATAAATTCTGGCAGTGGTGTCTTTTGTTCTTTTTCTATGGTAATCTCATCACCATCTGGACCTTGGATCTTGTCGCCTTTTTTCTTGCCATTCATTTTGGCTTTTGCTACAGCGCCTGAGTATGCATTGCCTTCGTCAAACTCGATATCGCCGTCTCGGAATGCTTCATCAGCCTGTTGTTGAATGTCAGCGTCATCCCAATAAAGCATGTCTTCTGGACCAGGTAATGTATTAGCAACTATCTCTGGCTTACCGTTTTTAATTTCAACTTCAACTTCTACTTCGTGTTCGCCACCATCTTGATCAGTAACAAACAACGCCATAGTTCCTACTTTGCCTTCTTGTGTTTCGTTAGTTTCGCCTTCAGCAGCTTGATACTTTTCTGGATCACCTGTTCCGCCGCAATCTGGGCAACTCTTTGGACATGTGTGATCGCAATCACTTGATTCACCAAACTGACCCATCATTTCTTCAAAGCCTTGTTCTATTTGAATTTCTTCTTCTGACTCAATCTTCTTACATTTGTTTACACGCTTGCCTTTATTCTTGCCTGTACCTGCTTGTGTGCCGACTTTTCTGTGTCCGGGCCAACACTTGTCTGGTCCTGCTACTTCGTCCAACTCATCTGGGCCTAGTTCTGTTGCTTTTGTTGCTTCACTTACTAGTTTGTAAATGTATGGAAATACATCTGCTAGTTCTTCGTTAAACTGACGGATAGTCAATTGGTCAATCCAGTTTTCAGCAACATCACTAGGAACATCTTCCATTACTGGGGTTTCAAATGCTTCAAATGTTTCTTTATAATATGCTGGCTTTTGGAGTGACTCAATTGTTTTCTTAACTGTAGAAATACGCTCTTTAACAACGTCTACATATCCTGCGAGACTTTCTGCCATTACAGCACTACGTCCCATATAGTTTTTAAACTTGCGCAGTTTTGACATTTCTTCTGACAAGCCTACAATGTGCTTACCAAAATCATCATAAGCATTACCGCCTTCTGCTACGTGACGTGCCATTGCTCTAGCACCACTTAGGTGTTTGAATGGATAACGGAATCTTTCACCATCAGCACTTTCAATATAAATTTTACCAATTTTTTGTGTGCGTCCTGTAGCAGTTTCTTGATTAATATTTTCTGTATGCCTAATCATAATACGTGCTTCGCCTACATTTTGATAGCTAATGCGGCTAGTGCCGTAAAGTTTTGATTCTGTCATTGTTCCGTCCCCAGCGCGATTGTTTGCTAAAAATTTATAATCTCTTTTATTTAAATTTGTTTTTGTTATGTCTCTTGTATCAAAGTTTAATAACCGTTTACGAGCAAATACACGAAGCTCTTTTAGAAAGTTATACCAGTTGTTTTTTATAGTATCACTTTCGTTAGCAATAAAATCGTTAGAGTATATAACAGTAAGTCCTTCATCTTCAGATATACTTACTGATACTTTTCCTTTTGCGGTGCTTTCTGTATATTCAAAATCAAAAAAACGAGCCTTCGCAGGTTCGTTAGTAATTTGTCCTTGAGCATCGCCTATTGTAACGTTTTTAAAACGTCCTCTGATTTTATTAAATAGATCGTCGCCTATTATGTCAAGATTTTTCATACTAGTATTTATCAATAGTTAGTGCTTATAAAGATCGGCATTGGAGGTTCATGGTCTTCGTCATGTTCTGCTTGATTAAATGTATTGTACACTCTAGGATCCCAATCTTTTAGTACACTCATCATTCTTAGTGCGAGTAGCGTTGCCGAAACTAAGTCGTCATTTATTCCTGATTTTGCTTGGAAGCTGCTTCCAGTTGCTACAAAACCTTTTAGTTCGCCTATTAAAGGTTTTGAATGTACAGTCATTTTATCATTTTCAATCATTGTTTTTAATCGACTACATGCCGTAATCTTTGTTGAGTGCGTAGTATTAAATCCTTTGCGAAACTTTCTAACGTGACCTTTTCTCATTGGCTCACTTACGAACAAACCCGGAATGTTCTCTTCCCCAAAATCGTTTATAACGATCAATGCCGCTTCACCTATGCCATTGTTTTCTACGCTCCAATACACATTATTAGCTCCTGCTGAGCCTGCAAGATATTTGCATATATCAGCTAGGATTCTAATTTGCCCGGGTATAGCAGTTTGATTGTGCTGCCATTCTGCTACTTGTTCATAGCTTGGTAATTCAAATACTTGAATAGCAGCGAAGTCGCCGCCTGTGCCCATGCTAGGATCAAGTGCTACTGCATAAGTGTATTGGCTTGTTGGTTTTTTATACCAGCGGGTTTGTCCCATATTAAGTATAGGACTGCCGCCCTCCATGGCAGCAAGTTTAATTGAGTTGATTAGTGTTTCATCAAATACTAGGAATTCACATCCGTACTCGCGTCTAAACTTTTCTTCACCAATACGTCCAATTTCTTCTTCTTTCCATTTGTCATCTCTATCAGGATGTTCGTGCCATTCAGCAACAAAACTATGAAATCCATTTACACCCAACTCTTGCTCATTACCGTGTGCGTCAAACTTTTGTTCTGCTTGTTTCCAAATAGTAGCAAATGTATCTTCGTCTGAGTTAGGTGTGCTAGTAATAATAGCACGGCCACCTGTTGCTAGTGTAGGTGATATTGATGTCCAAAACTCTTCTGCGATGTTGGGTTGCACAAATGCAAACTCGTCACAGTATAGTAGCGAGATACTCATACCACGTCCTGTATTACCTGTTGTAGTCTGTGCAACAATACGTGATCCGTTTTCAAATTCTATTGATTGCTTGTTGTAACTTGTAACACCTGCTCTAATATGATCAGGACAAGTTTCATACACATAACGTATGCGTGACATAATCTCTTGTGCACCTGTATACTTGTGCGCTGCAACAAGAATAGTTTGATCTGGATTAAACATGGCATACCATGCTAGATATATACTAGCACATGTAGTTTTGCCTGTTTGCCTAGGCATCATATTAATATTAAAGCGGTAAGTATGATAACTGTGCATCAAACGCAACTGATACTCGTACGGATCAAATAGTAGTTTACCTTTTACAGGATGTTGGATAAATGCAAATGCTTTTGCAAAGTATAAGTAACCTTCATCAGGATCCATGCACTTAGCAATGTCCTCAATTTGGGCATTTGTAAATGTTTCTTGTTTGTTCGCCTTTTTAATTAAGACGCCGTCTAATGATGCTGCCATACGTATATTTATTGAAAAAAATAGGGTCCGTAGACCCTATTTGATAATAGTAAAAAGTTTTACTTTTTAGCCTTTTTTAAGATCGTCTTTGCCCTTACCATCGATAGCATAACTTGGGACCATTTTACCTGTCTTAGGATCTTTTACCATAGACTTTTTCTTTTCAGCAAGTGCTCGGTATAGTTGTGATTTGATGCTTTCAACTGCCATTGCATTATCGCCATCTTGTGCTTTCTTAAACATTTTCTTTTTCTTGTTTAATCCGCCACTTAAATCGTTAAGCATTTGATTATGATCCCCATGCTTTTCGTCTGGCTCGTTAGCGTAACCTTCGTCTGCCATTTCGCCTAGCTTCTGCTGCATAGCATCATGCTCCTCAGCAAATTTTTTCCCATCGTAAGGTCGTACAAAATTAAAGGCCAAAGTAGTAACACTTGGGTCACCGTAATATTTGTGTTCCTCAAAATTTGGTTCACCGTATACATTTTTATATGTTTGCACATCTTTTGGGCTGACATTTACGACGAATCCGCCAAACTGCTCAGATGGATAACTCCACTTTAAAGGAACGCCTGGAATATGGCCTACTTTTCTTGCTTCTTCTATCTGACTGTCACCTTCCTGGCTTAGAGCGCCTTCGTCATTTTTGTTGAGAATAGCAGCTGCTTGGCTTACATCTTCTGTGTCCATGTATGCTTCGTCTGGACGATTGTCGGCACCTGCACCGCAGGGTGAATCCATTTCAGGCTCATCAACTATATCACGAAGTCTTTCCATATCCATTCGCACTGGCATCATGTCTGGTGCCATTGGTTTTGCATCTCCTAGTCCTGCATTTTTCATCATATCAACTAAGTCTGCAACGTGTTCTTTACCACTTGCATTCATTGATATATTCATCGTTACCGGAGTACCTTTGTCTTCTGGAGCAGGTACTGGCGGAGGTGGAGTAGGCATCGGATAGCCTTCCTGTACGCCTTGTAGCGACTCTAATATAGTCTTCATTGCAGAATCGTTTGTATTTGCTGACTTGTAATCGCCTTGTTCTGCAGAATCCAAGTTTTGTAATATTTTTTTCATATCCATAATTAGCTCCCTATTGGACTGGTTGCGTTTTCTTCGGTTGTTATATCTTGAGAATCACCTCTTGGCGCACCTTCCATAGGATCGTTTTCTCTTTCTTTGCGAGCTTTTTCTAATTCTGCAAGCAAGTCCATTACTTTAGTTCCGCCTACATTTTGTTGTGCAGTATCTGACTTAACAGGATCTACATATTCACTATTTAGTAAAGCTTCGTAGGGGCCGTCGTCTTCAGTACGAGCCTCTCCAGCTTGATCACCGTCTGCAATTTCTTGCGCATGGGGATCTACTACTCTTACATATCCAGGCTGTAAACAACCGCAATCTTCTACATATTGTTGTAGAACTTGTGTAGTCGTAGGATATGCAACTTCAACTTCAAAATGTGTTACTTCCATATTTTGTAACTGTGGAAAGTCTAGCGGACGTTCTTGAATCGGAGTCCTTTTACCTTTACTTAAATTTTTAAGCTGGTATTTTTGAAGCATAGTTTCTAGAGTATCTTCAAAATCTTCTGCTAGTTCACCGGCAACTGAAATCTTGAAGAAATAACTTTTCTCAGCTTCTGTCAAATATTGTGTAAATGGTTTCATATTATCTCTCTCAGATAGTGTTTAATATTATTTATCCTATTTATTGATTATGACCATAGGTTGATGAAAAGGTGCATAGTCTTTAGCTATTTTAACATTATAATTTAAAGATTTTAATTTAGAACAAAGCCAGTTTAAATTGTATATAGAGATAAAAAACTTTATATCAACATTAGTTCGACTTGTTTGAGTTAGTACATTGTTGTTTATAAAATAATTATAAGTTTGTGTTGCTGCTATTTCTTTATAATCAATAGCACTACCGTAGTCTCTTACTCTTTTAGCCCATAAATGTTGACAAAAATCTGCGTCAACTACTGTTGTTGCAATAATTCCGTTAGGCTTGCACACTCTATACATTTCCGTAAGATCAAATAATAGTGCTTCTAAAGTAGTATGACTATGAATGCTATAACCAAAAATATAGTCAAACGTTTGATCAGGAAATGGAAATTTGCAGTTGTGTTGTCCTTGTTGGTGATATGCTGGACTAAATGCATTGTGCTTTATCCAGTTAGCATGCGGATATAGTTTGGAACCTTGATTTAGTGCATCATTGTCTACATCTAAGCAAGTGTACTGAGATTGTTGTAAATTATAATAATCTAATCCGTCAACTAAAATATTTCCAGCATTGCCGCCATAATCTAAAATTTGCTTGTTTTGCAAGTCAGTTATTTGACAGGCATCTAAGAAGAATGGTAATCTTTCTGCTCGTTCAAATAACGGCATTTAATTTTTTTTGTCTAAACCTTTAAGTTTCTCTATTAAGCTATTGCGATCAGTAACTACATAGCCCTCACCGCTAATCATGCCGTCGTCATGCGGGCCGCTATCTTTATCCATTTTTTCTTTTTTAAGTTGTAGCTCAATCATTTTTAACTTTTTGTCTAGTTTAGCGGTTTTAGCATCTAAACTAGTTTTTAACATGCCGCCTGCAACTTCAAATACACGACCGCTGTAACGACTTTCAACATTCATACCTAAATCCATAAGATCCTCGTATGCTTGAAGAGCCTTATCAGCAATGTCATTTAGTTCACTATCTGCTTTATCACCTAGACCTTTGACAGCTGGGAGAGCACCTGCTATTTTAT